TTAATAACACGGCGCCAATCTGGAAAGTGTGTCTTGATGACTTCAGCAACGACCGCTTTTTCATAAGAAACCGATTCAGTCTCGAGGATTCCACATACTCTTTGCATAAATTGTTTGGCAAGAGATGGGAGTTCCGACTTAGGAATCTTAAATTTGATAACCGAGCATCGAGAATGGAGCGGCTCAATAATCCGATCGACAAAATTACAAGTAAGAATGAATCCACAATTTGCACTGAATTCCTCCATAAAGTTACGTAGAGCTGGTTGAGTCGACTGAGGGTTGAGATAGTCGGCCTCATCGAGGATTACCATCTTTCTGCCACCCATGAGAGAGACAGAGCTGGCAAACTGTGAGATGTCGTTACGTAGCATGTCGATGTTGCCATTCATCGAACCGTTGATAACGATGTAGTCACATTGGAGTTCTTCGCACATGGCTTTTGCCACAGTTGTCTTACCAACACCTGCGGTACCAGAGAGAATGAGGTTAGGAATGTTCTTCTGATCGACGAACTGTTGAAACGTCTTCTTGAGTTCGTCAGTCAGGATAGTGTCGGACACGGTCTTTGGGCGATACTTCTCTACCCACAAAAAATCTTCAAGCATAATATATCTCCGTCACAAAAAGTGGGCGATGCCGAAACACCGCCCATTATAATCAAGCCTCGAAAGCCGAGTTGGATTCAACAGCAATCCAATACTCTACGCTAGCACCTTTCCAGTGGCTGAGGCCCTTCGAAGAGATCGAAACGTCATAAGAACCTGGAATTAACTTCATGCAATCCGAACGGAATACCATACGGAAGCGAGCTTCAGTTTCACCAACTTCGATGCTAAAAGAATCGTTGCTAGTTCCACGTGTATCGACTGCTTGAAGCAAGATCTTGCCGTTCTTACCGACAATGGCAATCTCAGGCAACTGAGAAACTGCCAGAGCCTTCATCACTCGATTGAGTGCTTCTTCTGAAATCAAACAGTTGACTTCAGGATTCGGCAACTCAATCTCGCGATCAGGAGGAACGATGATCAGCGAAGGATCAGTGACAGCGTACTGAAACCGATTGTTGCCTTCGATGAGTTCAACGTACGAATCCTTGATTTCAATTTCAGGATCATTAAACAAGGAGAGAGTGCCGATAAACCGTGAGAGGTCATATACGGCAAAACCTTTCTCGAAGTCTTGTTTAATTGTTGCTTTTGCAAGAACAGATTTTGTACTCGAAATAGTACGAATCACATTTCCAGGCTTGAACATAATGTTCTTGTTAATAGCCGAGAAGTTCTTGAGTACTTGCAACGTATCATTATCTAATTTCATAATAAATCTCCATATGTTCGGAATATTCAATATACCAACGATTGTATTAATTGTACACCATTATTTGTTTTTACCGAGTGCAGAAGGATCTGCAGTTGCAGCTGCACCGATACGTGCAATATCTGGTAGAGAACCACCAAAGACATACGAACCAACGTGCTTCAGTTCCATCCATGGGCAAAGCCATACATGCATACCAGCATTGCGAACCCACTGACAGAACATGTAATCTTCAGAGAGGTAGCGCTTCGAGTAATCTTTGATCAAACCATTGTTCGGATCTTTCACAAAGTCTACAATCTCTTTTGCTTTTGCTTTTGGATTCTTTTTCAAGTATTCTTCAAGCTCGGCATTGATGTTCGTACGCTTATGATCGATCGGCGTATCGAAGTAAGCCATGATTTCACGACTACCATCGAAGTGTTCTGTACGAACGTGATCAGGTTTGTAGAACTGCTGAGGATAAGCTTCTTGAAATTTCTCAAAAGTTTGGCGGCGAATCATCATGAATCCAGTTCCAGATTCAAGCACTTCGACTGGTTGACCAAGAGCAATCTCTCGCGTTTCACCTGTTGGATTGAAGACGTAATCACCAACAAACTTTTCAAGATCGTTTGGATTCTCGTCAGCCATGCCCTTATCGACAGCAAGCTTGATCTTTTCCCAACTGATACACTTCTTCGGATATGGACCAGCGATGATGTCGTAGTTATCTACTGATGGATCCGGATTTTGTAGAGCAAGCAGTGCGATCACGTCATTTGGATTGAATCCAATATCAGAGTCGATGAACATCAAGTGTGTATCACCTGAGCGCATGAACTCGTCGGCGCAGTAGTTACGTGCTCGAGTAATCAGTGATTCGTTGAAGAGAAAGTAGAATCTGACTTGTATTCCGTAGTGTGTGCAGAGTGCCGAGAGATCTGCGATCGAACGTGTAAACATACCTGCGCATTGGCCACCATACATTGGTGCGGCGATAAAGAGCTTGCGCTTACGTAGCTCTTCCATTGGAACATTAATTTCAATACCCATAATTAATCCTTATTTTCAGTATCATGAACGTGGAGTTGCATAATTGCGTAGTGGATAACCTTCATCAGGTCCTTTCGCCATTCGGCGGGATCACCCTTACGACCGTATCGTTGAGTGTACTTCATCATATTCCCGATATTAAAACCAGTACCGTGACCAGCATCAATGATGAATTCTGTTGCTTGATATTTATTTCGGGAATAATGCTGTTCGTAAGTAGCATCGATGTAAGACTGAATTTCTTTGAGTGATTCGCCTTCATTGTATTTATACACACTGAGATGCTTCGCCGTAATTCCTGGAATAAAATTTATGTGTGTGCCCGAAGGATTCTCGACGTATATGCCTGGAGGACCATTTAATCCTGCCATACTTTCAAGCTGTGGTCCACCGGTTGGACCTTTCTTAGTGATGGATACGGTATTATCATCATGTTCGTTCATTATATACTTACTAGTTTTCATGCAAAGAAATCCTCTAGAGTTGCGGGTTTGTTTTCAGATAGACCAGACCACTTACGGCCTTGCCAATGTGGATAAGAATTTCGGGAAAGATGGACCGATTTTGGTTTTTCCATACATTCAAAGTCGAGCTCACCCTTCTCATTCAAAAGCGGATCAACCCATTCAATGAGGTTGACACTGCCTTGAGCACATAGCTTTCTCATCTCATCTTTAAAGACGAGTCGGGCTGTGTTGCGTTGATCCCATGATCCGTAGAATGGTGTACCTTTGTAGTAACCAGTTTTCGGAAGGACTCGCGATTCATGCTCGATAGGAAGCAACTCGTATGCATAGACCTTTGCAAGATCGAGCTGAGAGAGTTGTTCATAATATCTATTCGCCAAATCTCGTGTTGCTTGTTCAGGATTTGGTTGACGGCAAAGATGATGACGTACGTCGATGTTACCGAAGTAGAACTCTGCGATCTCGTGTTCAGGATTAATGAAAGAACTTAGTCCTTCTTTGAGTGCTCCGTGGAGAGTTTTAAAAGGAACAGAATTGACAAACCAACCGGGGCGATACATGCAAATAGCATGGCTATCACCTGCAACCACTCTGTTGACAACTTCTATCTCCTTTACTGTAATGGCAGTATCTTCAAGCTTTTTTAGATTTTCCCAATCAACGAGATGCCAATCAGGATGGATATCACCATCGAGCCGAGGCTTTAACATCTCGCTGTATTTCGGATGATCGATCCACAACGAGTAGATAGGAGCTTTCAACTTCGAGTATCGAATCAACTTATCGATGTTTCCATAATTCTTCATACCTCCGAAGAGGTTCAAAGAACCAAACCAGTCATTACCGTGATAGGCATAGACTAGATTAAACGATTCTGGATCTGGATGAATATCACCAGTACGATCGAGGTGAACATTACCGAACTCAACGCTTAACTGCTCAGCATAGATGGCAGCTTGTGCTGCTCTATGTGAGTGAATATTCGAGGAGACGGGAGTAAATGGGGATGTAACTAAGATGTTCATATTATCCCTTATATATCAAGTTGCCTATATTGTACATCATTTTTTTGCCAATCGCGGTAACTATTTACGCGATCATAGATTGTAGGATCATTGAGTACTGGTTGCTTACCGACATTCCAAAACAAGATGTTCTTGCCAGTATTTTTGGGAATGTACTTCCAAACTTTACCATCATACGTATCGATACAAGGAAACGGCGGAAGATTCTCTGCCTTCTCACTCTGTTGAAATGGCATTGGTTCTGAGATAACCTCTGCTCGACCAAGTTCGCCAGCTTTGAGGTTGCGTGACACTGCAACCGAGTGGAACTTGGCATTTGGCCATGCGATCTGCATTGCACGTGAAAGAACACCAGTCGAGATGGCTACGTACACCTCATCGGGTGCTTCGATCTTCGATGCAGCCTTCACAATACCGGCAGTCACAAGTTCGTGCTTTAAACCAAGAGGAACGAAGAAAGCATCTTCTTGAGAATCTGCCCAATCTTTTGCAATCTTGTTCAGATTCGGCATGGCAGCGATGCGATGGAACGAGGCTTCAGCGCCTTGTTCGATACAGCATGCCTGATGATGAGAGATTGTTTGCGATGAAGGCATGAACAACTTCACCTTCTTATTGTGGCGCTTAGCTACATCAAGAAGAGAAACTCCTGCGAGTCCAGTACGAGGCTGAACATAAACGATAGTCGACTGATTGATTCTCGACAATAGACAGTCGCCACCTCGAACCTTCGTCCCAGTAATGAGGTCGTCTCGTACACATCGAACACCGTCATGAACTGTAACTACTGGATCTGGATAAGGATCAGTCCATGTTTCTGCAAGGCTGAGATAGTATTCTCTGGCTTTTTCCCAACCGTAAATGCCTACGTCTTTGTTCACTCCGTCAATGACGTGTTTGTTATGCGACATTCGTTAGCCTATCATAATTATTGGTCCGAAGAGACCATTCGATGGGATATACCCAATCATAAGGGATTTGCATCGTCTGTGACTTCACGCCAAGTTTGACTGCCATATACTTATAATGCATACACAGCTTGTCTTCAAGGTTGAGATAGTTATGAGTATGAATCGGATTTGATGGATGGGCTTTGAGGTAATCCATATGTTCGACTTGCATCTTCGCAGCATCGTTCAGAGGAATATACTCACCGAACTCGTTGATATCATACTTACTCTTGCTCATCAGATTCGGACAATCGAATACTTGACTCAGACCATCGAAATAACCTGTACCGCCATGAAGGAACGAGTCAGGATCCACCCAATCTGGATGAGTCATTGCTACATGCCGAGCCGCATTCTTGCAAGGATACATGGCATTACGAAAGCCAAATTCCTCGACGAAGATCGTGTTCAACTTCTTGGCAAACTCCATCATCGTATAAGGTCGATTGCGTTTCTCAAACAAGCTCTCAGCATGCTTCTCTGCAAATGCTGTAGGAACTTCGCAGAGCCAGTCTTTTACACTCGTATCTTTTGGATAATAGATTTGAAAAAGATCTGAGCGAGCATGACGTTCAGATATAAAACGAGTACGCATGGCTTCCGGACCACCTGATTGCCACGCCTTAAAAGTTTTCCAGTGTTCATTGCTAAAGGAGAAGATGAGACATGCTTCGAGTACTGTTTTAAAGTCGTCGACTTCCTTGATCTCATCAACGAATGGACACTCGTGCCAATGCATACGATGGCTAAACTGCTGATAGTTGTCACGAAGAAGTGAGTCGCGACGTAAGTCATACTCGCGACAGAACTCAAAGAACTTTTCAGTCCTCTCTTCTTGAGTCCAATCTTTCATCCATGATTGCTTCGGCTTTCCTTTGTCGTCATACTCGACTTCGGCAATATTCGGATATTCAATATCAAATTCATGCTCACCAAGGAGCTGTGTTAACATGTTCATTTACTTTTGCCTTATAGTCTGCTACGCTCATGCCAACTTGCTTGAGAATAGTATCATCAGATGGATGGTTTGTCATACCATTAAAGGTACGAACAAGGCCTAAATCAAGCATCGCCTTTTGACGCCCATACGGGTGATCTTTAATTTTGCATGACGACCACACGGAGTCGAAATCGAGATGGTTATAAGCTCCACCTGGTTTTACATAGTTCTCGACCCATCGGATAAAGTCGCAACATACATCTTCCGCATTGTAGGGGAACGCACCCGTGTCTGCATAAATCTTCTCCATTACCTTGTCGAGGAACTTTTCTTTTTGCAACTTATCCGTATTGTTAGCAAGATATGAGATACACTCGACTGCATTCGTACCGTAATAAAACGGACTTTCAAGGTTGACATACTGAGGAAACCAATCGGCGATGTCTGCTACGAATGCCGCATATTGGAATCGATAAACACGAAGTCCATTCTTGGTATTCCAGTCAAACATCCATTCTCCGATTTCGCGAAGATCTTTCTTGGAGTTATTGCCTTCGAGCCACTCTGCCATTTCTCGGCAAAGACGCGGTGCATACTCAGAAAGGTAATAGTCTCCACCTCTCTTGTAACCAGGTTTTGGCTTTGGAAAGGAAGGGAACTGATAACCTACAGATGTGTAGAATGGATATGGATAAACGTTGATGAATCGCGTCATCTCTTCAATTGTTTTAAACTTATAGAGATGCGGAAGAACGGTGTTCGAGTAGCCTGAAGGTTTCACAGAGTAGTTAATACCAGAACCAGTCACACGATGGAGAAGGAATACGTAGAGCCATTCTGCAAGTTGAAAGTCTGATTGCTTGCCGGTCCAGTCAGTGGCAATCGTCTTCCTTTGGTATGTATGATGGCCTTTTTCCATCTTGTCCCAGTACGGATGTTCTGGAGTCCAACCATAGAACACGTCATTGACAATTTGTGAGAAACCCGCATACTTACGTTCGACGACGTCATAGAGCTCTACGTTCTCTAGGAGGTCGTCGTTCATATTCGATTCGAGGTATGGTACAGATCCAAGATTGCACTTGGCTTGCTGATCCTTTGCTAGATGAAAATATCGGATATACTCGTCATAATATTCAGTGAGTTCCACGCAGATAATCTTTCATATTTTCAAGAGTCATCGTTACGTTACGAAAGTCATTCCACTTTCTGTTACGCATCGAAGGATGACCGATCTTGAGGTGATCTATGCCAAGCTTGTCGAGTACCTTCGAGGGAAAGTTGCCGAGAGCAATCACCTTCTTATCTCTAAACTTGCTTAGCTTAGTATTTATATCCTCAAGATTGACGTTCGCCATCTTCGGATCTGCGTCGACAATATCAGGAATGACGTTGTAGAAGTCGTATGCGTATTGACCTACGATGTTCATCCAGTTCTTGAGACGCCAGTACGTATCAGATCTCGAACGAACATCGTTACTCGAAGGGCACAGACCAACGACCACGACATCATCACTGATCTCGTGGCCTGTCAAAGTCGAATAATATAAAACGTCTTTCATTACTTTACCTTATCAAAGTGTCTTTCGTATACGTGAAGACTACCAACATGCCAAATAATTTTTGGTTCTTTTGTTAGTCCTAAGTCTGTTGTCAAAGTATCAGCAACATGCTTTTGCCATGCATAGTCGTTACGATAACCGAAGACAACATCATTCGAACGCATCTGAACGATTGCAACAAGCTGCTCATTACGAATCATGTACTGTAC